CAAGGTTGTAGCCTTAAATTTTTGTGATTTATCGTAGCAAGTCTCTAATATAGCAAGTGGCTCGTAACATCTAGGACAGCACTCAATACTATCTATATCAATCATAGCAATACCCTCGTATTTCCTATGCCAATCGTTATAACTTCCATTACTGAAAGCATAAGTCCATCTAGCCATTAGTCCTTTTCTTTTTTATCTGTATAAATTTCGTACCATGCACCGCAACTTTTACAATCATAGTAAGATATAATATTATGTGTCGAATCTGGGTCTATATCTTCCATGTCATAATCGTTTTGCCAAATGACATCATCATTACAATAAAAACATTTCATTATTTATTCTTAATTATTATTATCTCGTTTTCTTTTTCTTCTAGTTCTTTCTCTAAAGCCAAAATTATATTAGCTTGTTTCTCAATAAATTTTTTGGCTCTTTTTAGTTCGTGCTTACACTCGACCTCATCAAACATACCCTCATAGGTCATTTTAAAACCTCAATCTTTTTAACTACTGATCTAGGATATACAGTAGTATTACCAACTGTTAGTGTACCATCATCATCAAAACTATGCGAAGCAAAAATAATAAGTTTCTTTTGATCTTTATATAAAAGATAACCGGTATCTTCGCACCAACTGTACGTCTGCTCTTTAGCTTTCTCAAGTGTAGTCCACTCAGAATTACTAACAATATCTTGCCAAATAATTTTAACTCTTTTGTATTTAAACTTTTTCGTACCAAGCACTGTACAAATCCTCTATTGTTACTTCATTGTTGGTTACTTCTAATATTTTCTTTACCATATCTGGGTCCGGAAATCTTTTAACTTTAGCAGTTAAACACCACCTTTGAACTGACGTGCCGGGATTTTGTACACCTATAATGCCAAGCTCAAGTCCAAAATTATAATAGGATAACCCCTTCTTTTTACGATATTCTTCAAGTGTCATAAGTCCTTTCTTTATCTAATATGTATCTATATATATCATATTATTTTCTTTACAATAAAAAAAATATATGTATAGATAGTGGAAAACTAAAGGAACTTATGAAACTTAGAGAAAAAACAAAAGAACAATTAATAGAAGAAGCATTTGCAATATTCAATGGTGGAGATGGATTAGATCATTGGTCTTATTCTTCTACGTCTACACCTTTTGCCAAAAATTTAATTCAATATACTTTCCCGGAAAAAATTAGAAGGTCTTGGTCATGGAGATATAAACCTCAATTTGGAAACCTTGTAAACAATACAGTACAAAGATTGATTGCAGATGTTTTATTTAAAACAAAAACTTCTGTCGCTGCAGAATGGGACCGGGATTATAATGTTTCTTTTAATAAAGAGCTAGAAGAAATAAATAAAAAAGATCCATTAGATAAAAAAGATGAGTATGCAAGAAAAGAAATGTTAAGTTATGCACACGATTGTATAGGTATTACAAAAAAAGTAGTGAAAGATTTAGTAGGAACTGATAAATTAGTTTGCGAAAAATATGTTGATCACAAAGAATTTACAATGATCAAACCGATAACTGGTAGAGTAGATTATCTGACAGAAAAATTATTTATAGAATTAAAAACAAAACCACCGAACATTAGAAAGGTTAAGAACAAGGATGAGTGGTACTTGAGTACACAAGAGCTACCCACTGAACCAGCAATGGATAACCTAACACAGACTTCATTTTATTATATGACTACCAAGAAGGTACCATATTTAATTTATGTAAATGACAAAGACCATATCATCTTTGATCAATCGCATGAGTTAATGAGTGAAGAACATCTGGAGCATTTATACTTTAAGATGGTTGAAAAGATTATACTTTGGGAACGTATGATTATGTTTTGCAAAGGTAATCTGTCTGAACTTGCATTGATGTGTGAGCCACCAGACATGAACCATTTTTTTTATTATAAAGATTTAGCTCCGGAACAATTACAATTAATAACTAACCTATGGGGAATAAAAACATGAGTAAAATAATAGTAGTGTTGTTGTCTTTAATAATAACAACAAGTGCATTTGCACACGAAGAAACAAAAACCAAATTAGTATTTGGTAAGAAGTGTACTGTAAATAATAATACAATAGTTACTTCTTACGTTTGGAAAGTAGAAAAAAATTCTAATTGGCAAAAAGATATAAACAAAAAAAACTGTGAAAGGAAAAATGACTAAAAGAAATATATATCAAAAACTACATGCCGCTTGTTTGAGCGCAGGTGCAGTGAAGAAAGCTGCAAAAGCAAATGGGATGCACTTCAACCCACTTTTGCACGACAAAGTTCAAGAGGTAGCAACACAAGCATTGCTTGACAATGGATTGTATGCGACTTGTAATTATTTAACAGAGATTGTACCAAACATTAAACAAGTTATGGTCGTATGTACTATGAAAGTTTATGATGTAGATGATCCAACACAACATATACTTGTTGATGGCTGCTCTGCATTTGGAAACCTTGATAAGTTTGGAACCGGAAATGCTATGTCATACTCAAGAAAGTATGCGTTCTTAAATTTATTAAATTTAAAAACAGGCATTAAAGATGAGGATGGCTATGAGCCAAAACCATTTGAAGAAGATTCTACAGAGCAATCTGTTGAAGAACCTACATATATGGATGATACTATAGATGTAGAAGAAATGAAACGTGCTTTGAAAGCAACTAACTCTTTAGCTGAATTTAATGAAGTTAAAGATTTAATTAGAAAGGATGTTGATTTTCTAATGAGAAATAATTTACGAGCATACAGACAGGTAACAGATATTGCCGAAACTCGTGAATTACAATTAACAAATGATCAGCAGTTAGCTGAAACTATGCAACAAAGCTGATGATAACAAAGGAGAAAACAATGAGTGAAGATGTAGTATGGTGTAATCTTGTAAGAAACCATAACAAGAATGAAGCGAAGCAACCGGATTGGGTAGCACCACCAAACGAAAATGCGCCAGAAGGAAAGAAGTGGACCAAAGGTGTGAAGATGGCAGATGGTAGTTGGTGGAACCAGTGCGCTTGGGATGAACAGGATGGAGAAGGAAATGTTGTTGGTATAACTGTCAAGATTTCACCACCTACTTCCAATACTGACAAACCTGCAACCTCAAATAAAGGGTTTCAAAGCAAACCTAATTATGGTAACAAACAATCATATAAGTTTTAATTAACTTATATCTAGTCTTGGGGGAGTTTTTCTTTCTAGTTCCCTTTCGGTAGTTTTCTTCCCCAAGACACCTCTCTCAATATGGATAAGAAAATAACAGATATAGATCAAGAAATTGAAAAGAAAGTTATTGATGATCGACAAAAAGATTATGGTGACTATCAAGAAAACTTTGTTTTATTAGCAGAAATGTTTACAATTATATTGTTTGGTAGTTTAAAAAAAAGAATAAAACCATATCAAGTAGGTCAATTAATGATGGCTCTAAAACTATATAGATCAACAAAAAATTTTAAAGCAGATAACTATTTGGACCTTAGTGTATATAATAAAATGACCAGAGAGATACACAAAAAAGAGGTTGCCAAAAAGGATAAAGTATGAAAAAATACCGAAGAATTATCAATGGTGAGTGTTCATTTCAAATGATTGAACTATTTGATGATGTAAAGAAGGCTGCAAACAACTCCAATAATGGAGAGCTTGTAGAATGTAAGATTAATAATTTAAAGATTGATTTTACAACAGTACAAAAGGAGCATGATGGAACAGATCAGATTGCGTCTGCAGAAGCTAAAGGATCTTCAAGCAAAGAAGCATGAGAAGTATCTGGAAGCAAAACAAAAAGTCGGTAAGTATCAGAAAGATTCTTACAGATTAATATGGAAGATAGAGCAGACAAAAGAAGAATTAATGAGAAGATAAACTTATTAATTTAATTTTTTAAAAAAAACTGAAGGAAACGTAGGGGATCTATGACCAAAAATATAAACAATGTATACGAAAATCATATTAAATATCTAAATCAAAATGAATTTATTTATGAAGTTAAATCATCATACGATTTGTTAAGCGAAGATAAAAAAAAAATTTATAGACTTGGTTTTATCAATGGCTGCAAAGAAATGCAGGATAGAAAAAGACCGGTTCAAGTTGCGCCACCAAATAAAAAGATTGTAGGTTTTAGTTTTAAAACACCGAAACCATCTGATGTACAATCAGTTATAAATAAAATTTGTATTTACTTTGAGGTTCACAAAGAAACATTGATGGGTAAGTCAAGAACATCAAGCATAGTTAGAGCTAGAAATGTTATTCATAATTTATTATTTGAAAAATATAATATGGGTTTAACAGATATTGGTAGATACTTTGGACAAGATCATACCACAGTTTTACATTCAATAGAGATGAAACGAGATCAAAGAAGATTTTGGTCACCGGAAAAAACTTTGTGGCAAGAGTACGAAAAGATAAAAGAAACTGTAGCAGAAACTATTAAAGAATAATAGTTATGTTTTTGCGTAGTTAGGTTTCTTACCTTGTCTAGTTTTTCTTTCAGCTTTCTTTTTTCTTGATACTGCAGCAGCTCTCTGACTTGCAGACATGGACCTAGCTTTAGCAGCAGGAACACACTTGGGATAGTTCTTTCTTTTTTCCCCACCACTACGACCACACTTCGGAAAGCCACCACCCTTTTTAGGGTTAGCAATATCTACCCAGTTAGCTTGTACCCAAGATCGTAAACCTTTTGACATTACTTTCTTTTTTTCTTTGTAGCTTTAGGTTTTATTCTACCACTACATACACCGGCTGCATACATGTTTGCATACGCAGATGGATACACTTTAAACTTACGTTTGGCAGCAGCCTTACCTTTTGCACAAAGT